TTTTTCTATTCCCGTTTATATCAGTTGAATCTTCTGAATGAGTCAAAAAGATTACAGTTAAATCATCTCTCAAATCTTTAGGAAGTTTTGCAACCATGGCTAAGTTGGCTGCTATTTGAGTGAACTTATCATAACCTTTCTCATTGGCTCTATCAAAATATTCAAAAGAACTCATATACTGCCAGTCATCTACTACAATTGTTTTGATGTCTGTCATTTTATCATTAACATGTTTCATTGCTTTAATAATACCAGGAGCACTTGCTGCTGATGTTAAATTACCTTTAGGGTTATCTTTGCTAATCTGAGTATACTTACTCTTGTAGCCCTTAAACGGTAAAGGTTTGTTTGCAATATTTATAATGAAAGTCTCTTTAGGATCTAATGTCCTGATTGAGGTAGACTTTCCTGTACCTGAATCTGCAATTACTAATACGCTTTGTGCCATGTTTATTTAATTAATTTATTGATTACTTTGGTTAATGTTATTAATGTTTGATTAATGTCTTCTAATTTATTTACTAATGCAGAAGATGGTGTCTCATCAGGATTAGGTAAGCTAAATAAATCTGCAACTTTACCCGCATCATTAAACTTTTGAACTGGTAATTCTTTAGATGTTACATCTTTAATAACTTTTAACTCACTTACCGGAATTAAATGTCTCTGGAATCCTGAGTTGCTAGTAATTAACTCATACTCTGATTTCCAATGAGGGTTGTGTTTATGTAGATATAATGTTCTTTTAGGGTCTTCAGTATCATAATCAATACTTACAAACTCTGTGTATATATCTTTTTCTTTCTCCATTTCACTAGGAAAGAAGCTAACGTGTAATTCATCCTTGCCAGATGGTCTGTAAGCCATCTTAGGAATATATAATGCATTAATTTTTCCTTCTGTTTGAAAGTAATCTTCATGCTCTTCTCTTAATTTTGAAACTTTAGCTTTACGCTCTGCTGGTGTTAATCCCATAACTTCTTTATTTAATTTTTTAGTATTTATCATCTCCTTTCTTGTTGTCCAGGTGTAGCCATCTCTTCAATTTGCATTTGTTCAAACTTTGCTTTGAAGAAACTCATTCTTGCATCACCATTTCTAGCTTTCAGGAAATGCAGAACTAATGTTCTATCATTTTCTATTATATATCTATCAGGTCCATAGAACCTTATCTTTTGTTTAGCTGGTCTGTTGATACCTATTAACATATCTGCATGCTGAAGCATTGCATCTGAGCCAAATATATCTGACTCAAGTATATAGTTACCATATTTACCATCTATAGCCCTATCCGGGTTGTCTATATTCCTATTAAGTTGTGACAAAGCAATAAACAAACAAGGATAATCTCTTTTACACTGTGTAAAGAACTCACCTAATTCAAATAACATATCTAATGTGTTATTCTGGTATGGTGCTCTCTTTACTAACATAGTATGGTCAAGAGTTATCATTGTGTTTACTCCTTTATGTAAATTCATATAGGCATCTATCTGTTCACGCATCTGATTAACAGTCATAGGTGTACTAATTATGTCAACCGGGTGCTTTACTCTTTCTTTAGCATATTGATGACATGTGTTTAATGTATCAGTACTTAATGTTGATCCTGCACTACACAGTTCTTTATAAGTCTTACCTGTAATAGAACTAAATTCTCTAATTGCTGAGGTTCTACCCACCATCTCAAATTGAAATTCTAATACTCTAAAGTTATCATTAGGATTTAATGCAAATGATTCTCTGATAATTTGATCTTTAATTAATGTTTTACCTGAACCAGGTCTACCACCAATTACAGTCAATGTATTCCACTCTATTCCGTCTGTAGCAGCATCATTAAACTTGGGCCAAGGTGTATATATAGATTTCTCTTCTCCAGTTGATCTCTTAAACATATATTTAAGAGCTTCATTAAAGGCGGCATACTGCCCAACCCATGCTTCTGATGTTTTTTTCATACTACGTTTTCTTTAAAGTGATCATCCTCTGTACTGACACCTTCTAGTATCATATCACAGTAGTCTGCTAATGTTGAGTGTTTAACTCTATGCTTATCTTGTTTACATACAAAGTACTGGCTAGTCTGCATATACATGTATTGTGCATCTCTGTACTCATTTACATACATTTTTGTAGCCTTCATTATATCTTCCCATGTATAGTCATAAGTTTCAAAGAACCATCTAAATGCTTCTCCTAATGCTTTGACATTATTTCTTGCTGGCTTACCGCTTGGTAATTTCTTAGCAGGAAATACTTCTCTATAGTTATTTATCTTATCTACAAAGTTTTTACCCATAAGTTGTATATCAGTCTTCTTCTTTGCTTTAATAAAATAATTATCTAGTTTCACCATAAACAATTTTGCTTGTGGTGTTAGTTTATATACTCCATCTTCTAAGTTTAAATAACCTAGGTTTAACAATTGCTCTTTGTCTTCTTGTTTAGCTAGAGGCAAGGAAATTTTTTGCTTCATGCCAAATAGGATCAAGCTCTGGTTTGGAGTTAGGTTTGCTTTCAGTATCTTCTGAAGTAATTCCCACATATCTTTCTAAATGTTTTAAAGTGTTGTTATGTGCATCCAATACTGTTTGATCATTGCTGAAAAAGCCATTCTCAATCATTTTACATGAGTTGATTATGGTAGCATGGTTGCGTTTAATATATTTACCTATACTGGTTTTACTATGTCCTTCCTTATGTGCTAAGTAAGACATAACCTGTACATACACAAGATAATCTCTAAATCTAGTCCTATGTTGTAGATTTTTAATTCTACTAAACTTAGGATGATGTTCATGTAATGCATCTAATGAAGCTTCATGAAAAACACCAATAGGAATTTTCCCCTTTTGTTGTTCTGGAGCATAAATGTACAGTTTTATACCATATGAAGTATAAAATGTTTTTTTGAATTCACTTATAGCTTTTTTCTTGTTAAGTTCCTGGTTATTAGCCATTTATATTATAATTTAAGGTTATCAAAGGTAATAAAATCTACCAATCTATGCAAGTTTTCCCAAGCTTTTCTAATTCTAAGTTAGCTTTGTTGAAAACGTCATTACAGTCCCATTCACCACCTCTATATGCAGCTGATGCAGGGTGTGAACATTTCAAAATTTTACAGTTAGGAAGAAGTGTTTGCCACTCTTCAGCTTTCTTACCCATAAGTATAAAGATTGTATCTTTCTTATGTCTATTAAGATTATCAAATAGATATTGTGTGAAAGGTTTCCATATATGATAATGTGAACCTATCTTATTAATTTCTACAGTAAATGCTGTATTAAGTAACAGCACGCCCTGGTTAGCCCAACGTCTTAGATCACATTCTTCTGGTGTATACATAACTCTACCTGTGTCAGTGTAATCACCAATAGTTTGCTTTAGTATATATTGTAAAGACTTTTCTGCTTTACCTTTTTTACTACAGCTAAATGCTAATCCATCAGCTGACCCTAATTGAGGATAAGGATCTTGGCCTACTATGACAACTTTAACATCATCATAAGGGCATTCATAAAATGCATTAAATGTATCTTTAAACTTAGGTGTAAATCTTCTACCTCTGTTTACATTTTGTACTAGTGTATTCATGATATGATCAAAATCTATCCCATTTATATAAGGTGATAACATTTTATCCCATCCACTGTCAACTAGCTTATTATTTAGTGACTCACGTAAATTAGTAATGTCTATTTCTATATTTTCCATTATATTTTGTATCTTTGTTTAATAAAACTTTTAATTATGTCTGATAAAAAACTTCAAACTTATGTTACTTATGATTTTTCTAAGAACATAACAGGTATCTCTTGTTCTACCGCATACATTGCAGGAATCCAAAACATTTTAACTGATTGGGTTACTGAAGATGATAAAATTGAGACTATTGGTGCTACGTTTGAGAAATTTGCTAAAATATCTCAGATAGATCAAAAAATTGCTGAGGCAGAGTTAGAAACTCAAGAAGAAAAAGCTGCATTAGCTAAAACTTTAGATCCTCCTGTTCTAGATAAATTTGAAGGTGATTTATATGTACTGTGGTCTTTACTACAACAAATGAAGCTTAGAGCTACTGAACAAGGTTTAGATATTATTACTGAAAGTACAGCAACAGTTGATGAAATAAGAGACCTAGGCACAATGATGGCTGAAGGTAAAAACATTACTGATAAGCTTGCTCAAGTGCAATCTAAAATGCAGATAGTTAAATAATGGTTGTTATTTGGCCATCATAATTATCTAAGTTGCATGCCACTAAAATCTCCTATTTCAATACAAGCTTGAATAGCAAGATTTAGTTCTTCTTTATCACACTTACCAAAGGATTTACAGTGCTCTACATTGTTTTTGACAAAACACAAGCCTGCTTTACGCTTAACTTGTAATTTTGCTTCTTCAAATGTATAACCTATTTCATTAGCTATCTCTCTAATCATAGCATGTACCCTTGCTAACTGTGGGTTACTGCCTTTACCATCTTGTACACCTATAAATAACTCTACACGTGCACCTTCAGGCATATCTTTAAGAAACTTATTATACTTAGTTTCAAAGGCTTTTATAGGGAAGTGTAATTTACCTTCCTTTATTGTGGCTTGTATAAATAACTGGTCTTTCATATTATACTACTAACTAAAGTAATTATAAATACTATAAAGCCTATACAAATTATTACAAAGCAACCTTTATATATTTTTTCCATTTTTTCTGGACTACGTCCTTGATTGCTTCTGTACTGTCTGAATTTTTTATCCATAAATCTCCATTCTTTTTTTATCATAACTTATGTTATATTTATACGGGATATAGCTTTTATATCCTCTAGTCTTTGAATAGCAGCATCAATTTTTCTTTCATTGACACCAGGTAACACGTCTACCTCTAGTAATAGATCTACTGCTTTGGAAGCAGATGCATAAACTAGTATTTGCATATTATCCTTTTTCATCTTCTTTTCTTTTAATGGGTGTGAATAATAAATAGTTAGGGTCATGTGGATCTAAATCTAACCCATAAACACTGACCCATTTTCCTTCATCTAATATATATTGTACTCCTCCTATGTATTTTGTTTGCTTTTCACTCATGATATTCTAGTATTTTTTCTTCAAAATCTTCTTCTAATAAATCTTGTATATCTACTGACACAAAATTACCTAATCTATCTGTAGCATTGTACCATATATGGTATACTTCTACCGTTGGACCATACCCTGGTGTGCCCGGATCTCCATTAGAATCATACCATTGGTCTGGTTCTCCTGGATCATAAGAATACTCTATAGTTACGTTTTGCCCTAAATTTGTTGTTAACTCTATTTCTTTCATCTCTACAAAAATCTTAAGGCTGACCCTACATAAACAAACTCTTGAGCACACTCAGTGCACTTAGCATTTGATTCATTGCGTAACAAAGTTGGCATGTTGCAGTTAGGACAAGGTGTATCACCTTCTTCTATATATTCTTCTATTGCTTTTCTAGCATAACTGTGTATCATAGAGTCATGAACACCTTTATAAAAAGTGTTGTCTGCCTCCATTTCATTTTGTTGCTCAATAAAGAGCTCTTTCATTTTTCCCATAATTATTGCTTGTTATTTAGTTTGCTCTGTGTCCAACATAGTAGACCTAACAGAAACATGATTAATATTGATTTCATTGTTTTAGTGGATTATAATATTTGATTTTGTTTTGGTCAAAGGTTTTTAATGCACTTTTAACCCATGTAACATCTTGTGTACCTCTATAACAAAGTATATGACACACTGCTGTTTGAGATGGATTAAGTCTTAATAACCTACCAATTCTTTGTGCTGTTTTTCTTTCATTACCATATGCATGCATTATAATACCAGACTCAAGGTTTTTTATTGTAACACCTTCTGATAATTGTAATACACATGATAACTGATTTATCCTACCATCAGAGAATAACTCTAAGTTTTCCTCTGACTTTGAATTTTTAGAATGATAACTATGCTTACATATTCTGTCTGCTTGGTCCTGAGTATTTGCAAATACAATACATTTTGTACCAATATTCTTTAGTATACTCTTGACATAGCTCTCTTTACTTGTATAATCCATCAGAGCACGCATACGCATAATCCTTGCAAACTGTATTTGCTTTTGAGATTGAGCATCTGCTATTCTTCCGTTTACATAGTTATAATCCTTTTGTTCTGTGGTATACCAGAAACCACCATTCTTACTCTTCTTCTTTAATGTAGGTAATTTAGATAGCTCTAACTCATGTACTATTATCTGATAATCATTTAATATATTTGAGTCAGCTGCTTTATCTACATCAAATTGGTACTTGATTGGACAATACTTTTGTACCATCTCTCCTTTCTCTGATTGTTTATCTCTTGGCGGTGTACCAGTCAACCCTAATATCTTACCTACATAAGGACCTAAGAATAATTCATGTGAATATTTAAGTGAATGACATTCATCTAAGTATACTATATCATAATCATTTGGATTATGTTTTTTTAAAGATAGATATGTTGTAAAAGTAATATGCTGGAGTAAGGACTCTAATCCCATCTTACCTAGTTCATCAATCCAAGACTGAGTAACTGAATGTTTTGGTACTACTACCAAGACTTCTATAAATTGATCAAAGTTCATCTGAAGGTGTTGTATTGCAATTCTTGTCTTGCCTACGCCCATAGATATACCTAAACCACATCTTTTGTGTTTAACTGCTACTGAAAGTGCATCTGATTGTACTATCTCTCTATTGGAAATAGTCTCAGAAGTATTGTTTGCCATAATATTATTGTTATTGATAGTACGATTGTCCAAGCTAATATTCTAATTAGCCTATCTTTTTGATATTTTTTCATATTTCTTTGATATTAAAGGTGCACCCTACAGGACTTGAACCTGTGGCCTACTCATTATGAGTGAGTTGCTCTAACCAACTGAGCTAAGAGTGCTGGTAGCCGGAGTG